CGGTCTCAGATGTTCCAACTTCGGTGTTCATCGTCTCCAGTTCTGCTTCCAGTTCTGCTATTCGTCCCTTCGTCTCGCCAATAGATGTGGCGAATGTGTTCGAATTAGTAGCGCCAGATTCCAGCTTAGTCAGAGTCTTGTCGAACGTATCGTTAAAAGTTGAAATCGCATTAAACGGATCTTTGGCCGCTGCCGAGACCGCCGCCATAGTTGCGATGGCTGTATTTTGCAGACTGGTAAACATATCACCCAGACCAGAGATCGCTGTTGAAAATGTGGTCTCAAAAAACAGCTTAAGAGTTGTCCACTTTAGCTCGATCGAAGTCACTGTAGATAAGATGGCGGTTTTAACCAGCTCGAAAGCCGATTTTAAAGTGTCTGATATTGCGCCGCCGACTGTAGATGCGACGCTTGAAATCAGATTGAAAGAGCTGGTTATTACAGAGAATACAGTCGAGAAGTTCTCCATTAGGAATAGTTTCAATTTCTCGAACGCGATCTGGGCCATGACGCCAGCCGTTTCTGCTGCGGATTTTATCTCGTCCCAGTAGGATATTATTGCGACCGCAGAGACCGCAATCGCCGCAGCAATTAAGCCGATTGGATTAGCCAGAATCGCAGTGTTCATGGCGAGAACTGCCGTCCTTACCGCTGTGATGCCTGTCTTCGCGTTCTTTAGTCCTGCCAGTATATTTGCGGCATTAGATCCGATCGTGAATGCTGCGAACCCAGCCGCCGCAGCGACGAGACCAGTTCCGAGTAATTCGATGTTATTCGTGATAAGTAGAATCACCGAACTAGCGGCAGTTATCGCCCCGGCGAATAGATTTATCCCGCCCACGTCTCCGATCTTTCTGAACAACGCCGAGACGTTATCTTGCAAGTTCGATAAAAGGCCCGGGAGCGCTTTCATCTGATCTTCCATTGCCGTGCCGAACTTAGTCTCGCCAATTTCTAGCAGATAGTTCTGAATCTCTTCGGATGAGTTGCCGATCGTTGTAGTGAGTCCCTGAAACGTCAGAGATACCTGATCGCCCTGCTTCGATGCTTTGATGCCGAACTCTTTCAGACGCTCAAATTCGCCCGTAGAGGCGTCGGCGACTGCTTCGATCATTTGCATCATGTCCTTACCCATCGCGGCTGACGTGTTGCCATATGAGCGCAGAGCGCGTTCTGACGGGTCTAATCCAAGCGCTTTGAGTTTGATAAAACCTTCGACCGATTGATCGAGAGTAAATGGAGTCTGAGATGCGAACTTCTCCAGTTCAGAGAATGCGAACGCTGCGTCTTCGGTGCTTCCGGTCATCGTCTTGAGAGAGCCTTTTAATCTCTCTGACTCTGTGACTGTCCGGGCGAAGTTGCTTACCAATGCGCCGACGCCGAGCGCAGCCATAGCGCCGCCCAGCAGCTTGAATGCCGACGTTGTACTCTTGGCGCTTTTCGCCATGTCGTCGTTTGCGGCGTTTACCTTCTTGCTAGTCATCTGCCCGGTAGTGCCGAGCTGCTTGATGTCTTCGTTAGCCGCTTTGACTTGTCGAGTGTCGACTTTGATCTGTATCGTTGCTAGATCCATGCTTGTCCTTTATTACGATGCCGCGTAGAACTGATTTCATGCCTTTGGCGATGTCTTGCTGTTCTTCTTGCGTGCGGTAGGGCGATTGAACGTCCTGATTGTCGTATTTTAGCACACTGCTGGCATATAGAGCGGATAACCGTTTTATGGTCTCAGCTTCCCATCCGGTGAGATGCAGTCGCGTTCTCGCCACAAAAGCATCGATCTCTTGCCAAGTCAGTCCATGAACCCCGTTGCCGCTATTTAATGCGACTCCAATTCTGCTGAGTATTTCTATGATATAGCCGAACGGCTCCACGTCTGGGAACCGTCCGGCTATCTCATTACTATCGATCATGTCGATGCGTGATCTTTCTTTGTCTTTAGCCCGGGTCGAGAGCCATGCCCACTGCTGAACGTATTTACTCAGCAGCCCGGTTATTTCAAAAAATAACTGGCTCTATCCCCTGCTGCTTCCATTAACTGCTCGGCGATCCAGTTGCGCTTCTCATAGAGCATATTCGCGTTCTCTTTTGTGCATTTTAGTGCCGCACCTTCGAACTCGATGTTCTTGCTCCACTTGAGCGTGCTTTCTGCCAATATCTCATAGAGAGCTGCTTCGAGAACTGCATTTGGGATCTTTCGATCTTTGTAGCGATTCGCGTTCCGGGTATTAACTCGCTTTGCGGCGTTCTGCCACGTCTGCGAATCTTTGCCGAGAATAACAATCGTTAAATGCTCGCCCTCATCGTCTAGTAAATATTCGCCATTAGCCGGATGTTGGAGTTTTACTTCAACGCCTTCTTCCGCTGCTGCCTGTAAGTCAATGCTTGCTAAATCCATAAGTCACGCCCCGAATGTGTGTTTTATTAAGCTGCTACGTTTACTGGTGCATTTGTCAGCTCTAGTACGATGCTGTCTGACTTGATGCTGTCGACGCCGCCAGCGTTTACTTGGTAGCTCATAATCAAGCCAGTGAAGTAATCGATTTCGCCGTCTGGGTAAGTGATTGCAACTGATACTTCTGTGTCAGTAGTCGCAGCAGCCTTCGCCGCAACTTGACCAGTATCCGCAGCGTCAGCAGCGAATGAAAGAGTCAGAGTTCCGTCGTTTACTGAGCCTTTACGCTTAACCACGCGACGCTCACCGAGAGGCGAGTGAGTGATTAAGTTGTAAACCGAGCCGAATGCTGGGATCTCAGTAATCTCGCCAACTGTAGCGAATGTGAGAGCGCCGAATCCTGCTGCGTCGTATGTGGCGGGAAGACCTGAGACGACGCCCAGAGTAGTGCCCGCAGATGTTTGAATTGCCATGTTAATTGCCTCTTATTTGTTTGCTGCTTTGATATTCTTAACCAGCAAACGGTTAAAATTTTGCAGATTCTTCCGAACCATCCCGTCTGGATGCTTTTTAGACCAGCCATATTCCAGACGTTCAATATACGGAAGGTTATTTGTCAGATAATAGAGATCGCCCACTGCCACGCTTACTGTTTGGTTGACGTCTGCGATTGCTTTGGCTTCGCCCGATCTCACACTACCTACGGAAACTTCCCCAGTCGCCCCGCGACCGACGGATGCTTGCCAATTACCACGGGCACGCCCGGTATCTGCCGGAGTGTCCTTAATTATTGCTGCGCTTACTTCGAAAAGAGTCGCTCGGATTCCCTGATTCAGAGTCCGGTCGATCTTTGCTTCGATCTTTTTCCAGTCAGATTCCCAGCTCACACTATGGCCCGCCATTCGATCGTTACCGGGACTGAGTACCAGCCCTCTTTGGTGATACCCTGCGAAACTCTTGCGCTGGTGATTTTAACTTTTACGCCGTTAAAAGTATATTCAGCGCCACGCGGAAAGTGCAGCATTAGCAGTCGAGCCTGTTCCTGCGCTGTGAACCTTCGATTGCTGCGTGAGTCATTAACCGTGATCTGATAGAACCCCTCATAGTCGTCGGCGCTTGAATGGCCGAGTCCGAGTTGGTCTTTGATGTTCGGGATAAATGTCTCTAGCAGATACAGTACGCCGTCAACTGGCGTGAATGCCGCGTTCTCGTAAGCGATCGGCGGCTCTCCGGCTGTCTGGAATTCTGCCAGACGTACCGATAATGCGGTATTAATGTCCTTCTCTGCTGCGCTCATATTCTGATCTGCACATAGTAGACAATATTAGTTCCTGCCGGGCTTAGAGTTCTGACACTCATAACTCGCCAGATCTTAGAATCGACCGTGACAGTCCACGCCACGTCCGGCTCAGTTGCGATATTGTTAATTATCAGCAGCAGATCGGAAGCGAGAACGGTTGAGCCATTCACTTCTTCGTTGTCATAACGACGAACGACCGCGAATGCGTCGATTGTGTTGTTGGTAGCTGGAGTTGTGACCTGCCCGGTAGCCGGATCGATGATTTCCCCGGTCTTATATGCGAACTGCACAACTTGCCCGTTGTCTTTCAGCAATCGAGTCGCTGTAGCTTGGAGCGAGTTATAGTTAATTCCCATATCAGCCCCGGATCGTTCGGATGTTGTTGCCACCAGTGCTAGACGTCACCAGCTTACGCATTGCGTTGCCGATGCTTCGAATAACTGTCGAGATTGAAGCGTTATCCATATACTCGACTTCGATTACGTCGACCTTCTCGCGCTTCACTGCTCGATCTACTGTAGAGAGCGGATCATTTCCCGCCATGATAGAGATGGCGATCGTGATCTGCGCATCTTTGACCAATTGTGGAATCTGGTCTGAATCTGTGAGATAGCCGTCGATCCATAGATCCGAACGCGGATACTGGAGCGGCTGAGTCTCGATGTACTTAATGCCACGGAACGGCTGTTGCTCGAAATAGTCCATCGCCAAGATAAGCAATTCCGACTCGTCACCGTAAGTGCCAGAGATCGTGATGTTGCGATCTGAGCAATACTGAGTGAACTCAGCGACCGTGACGTAGCTGTTCGCGTTTGGGACGATTGAGCCGTCTTCGACGATGATAGTAGCCATTTAGCTCTCCGCTTTGGGCTTGCGAGTCTTCTTCGGCGCTGCCTTCGGCTTTGCCGCTGGCTTTTCACCGAATAGCTTCATAGTCTTTGGATCAAAATCGGACTCGTTGATGATAACTGCTTCACCATCTCGGTCGATCTTAACTGTTGGTAGTGATTCCATAGTCCTCTCCGAGAATGATGCGGAGCGCCCGAAGACGCCCCGCGATCACTTTTAGCCGAGCAGAACTGCCATGTGCTCTGGCTTGATAGCTGAGACGCCCCAAGCGAGTGCCACTTCAAAGTGAACCTGACGGTACTCTTTGTACATTGACACTTCGAAAGTGATGCCTGAACGCGGATCAGTCATGAGCATAACGTCTTCAGCGAGATCGCCTTCAACTGGACGAGCCGGAGCGCGTGTTACTAGAACGATCGCGTCGCGGTTGAACGCCATGTTCGCAGCGTAACCATTGCCGACTGTTACTGCTACGCCATCAGCGAGAGCGGCTTTCAGACCGGGAGCTGCGATAGTAACAGTGCCAGCAGCCAGAGCTGAAGTCACGACGTACTTGTTCGCGTCACCAGCGAAAGTGATAACGTCGCCAGCCAAGATAGTGCCAGTGCCGCCGTCAATTGCGATAGCTGTTGCGCCAACTGCGAAAGTGCCGTTGGTGACGTAGCTTGCGCCAGTGCCCTTAGTGTGAGCATTGATCTGTGCAGACTCGCGGATGTCCATGCCAGCAGTTGAGAGCATAACGCCCTGACGCAGCATTGAATCGTTGCCCTGAACGTCGATGCGGCTTTGCAGACCGAGCATAGAAGCGCCAGCAGCAGAACTTACGACGAGCTGGTTACCAGTCAAAGGAGCACCGTTGTCCTTCAGCAGCTTGAGTGCGAAAGAAGCGTCGCTGAAATCGCCAGCAGTACCGAATGGAGTTGTGCCGGGAGTTCCGTATGCGTTAGACGCCTGAGCGTAAAGCGCAGTGAGATCAGCTTCAACTTCATTTGTCAGAGTG